CTTCAGTCAGCACGGTCTTCTCATAGGTGGTGCCGACCATGCTGTACGGATCAAGGTCACGCTCTAATATGGTGGCTATAGTGTCATGCAGGAGCGTGCCTTCGTCGGCGTAGCTGCTGCTGGGCTTCGGCGGTACGGTGTCCACCAGCGCCACGCTGCCGGGGCAGGCGATAACGCGTTTGGCGGTAGAGCCGCCGACTATCTTACTATGCTGCATACTGAACCTTCCTTTACTGTTTGAGTAGCCGGTATACTCTGCAACATTTTTTAATGCAATGCTTGAAATGCAAAAAATTTTGGAGTAGCGTTTTGCCATGACTGAGAAAGAGATAGAGCGGTACTTCTGTAAACGCGTGCGGGCAGCCGGCGGCTTTGCCTATAAGTTCCGCAGCATTACGCAGATCGGTGTGGCCGACCGCATAGCATGTATGCCTAACGGCGAGGCTTGGTTCGTGGAACTGAAGCAGCCTAACGGTCGGCTGTCTGCGTTGCAGCGTATCTTTTCTGATGAGATGGCGCACACCAAGCAGCATTACGCCTGCCTGTGGTCAGTAGAGGATGTGGACACATGGCTCAAACGCTTCAGCTAAGGCCGTACCAACAGCAGGCGGCGACGTTCCTGTACGAACGCGACCGCGCCATGATCCTTGCGCCTGTCGGCGCGGGCAAGACCGCCATTACCTTGACGGCGATGGATGAGATGCTGCGCGACGGCCATGTCAAACGCTGGCTGGTGGTAGCGCCTAAGCGCGTCTGCACGGATGTGTGGCCGGTGGAAGCGCCGAAATGGTCTGGCGTCGCTCCTGCGCTGGCTGTCGGCACGCCAGCGCAAAGGGTGGATGCGTTGCGGAGCGACGCCAGTGTTGTCGTCATTAACTATGACAACCTAGATAAGCTAGAGGATTTATCAGGCTTCGACGGAATTGTATTCGACGAACTGACGCGGCTGAAGAACCCTAGCGGCAAACGCTTCAAGTCGCTGGAAAAGCTGTTGGCTAACGTCAAGGTGCGCTGGGGTCTGACCGGATCGTTCACGTCGAACGGCCTTGAGGATGTCTTCGGCCAGTGCAAGATCATCGACCAAGGGCTGCTGGGCCGCGCCAAGGGTGCGTTCATGCAGCAGTATTTCATTTGCACCAACCGCGACTTCGGCCAATGGGTTCCGGCAGCCGGCGCTCTCGAACAAGTCATGCAGCGCATCCGCCCTGCGACGTTCGTGCTAGAGCCGGGCGAATATAAGGACAAGCTGCCGCCGTGCCATGTCACAGAGGTGCGCGTCGCGCTGGATGACCGCAAGCCATACGAAAAGATGAAGCGTGAGTATGTCGTGCGCTTCGGCGATGACCAGATCGTAGCGCAGAACGCAGCGTCGGTGACAACCAAGCTGCAACAGATGGCGTCAGGCTTCGTCTACAACCGCGACGCAGGCACGCCGTCCATCTGGTTCAGCAGCCACAAGTTCGACCGGTTGGAAGAGTTGCTGGCGGAGAACCAGCGGGCCAACACCATCGTTGCCTACACCTATCAGGAAGAGTTGGCGGAACTGAAGCGCCGCTTTCCGCACGCGCAGACAATGGACGGCGACAATGTCATCGAACGCTGGAACGCAGGGCAAGTTGAGTTGCTGTTGGCCCACCCTAAGTCGGCAGGCCACGGCCTGAACCTACAGCATGGCGGATGCCACATGGTGTTCCTGTCGTTGCCGTGGTCGCTGGAACTGTACGAACAGACGGTCGGGCGCCTGCACCGCAGCGGCCAGACGAAAGATGTCTGGGTCTACGTGATGTTGACCGAGAAAAGTATTGACGAACGTATATGGGCGGCGCTGCACGACAAGCGTGCGGTGTCTGACATAGCCTTAGAGGAATTGAAAAATGAGTAAACTAAACTGGCGGTCGATGATTGCCGTGCTGTCCGACCTTACGGAAGGCGAACTAAAGGATGCGCTGGACGCGGAACTGAAGACGCACAAGCGCCCGGCCATCGCCCGGCGGTTGCATCAGCGTTACTCTGCGATGCGGACGGCGCGCGAACGCGGTGAGATTATGATGAGGCTGAAGAAATGACAGACCATGCAGCGGCGACCGCTGAAGCACTGGAAATGGTGATTGCCATGCTGCGAGCAGGGCAATCACCTGAAGACTTAGGCCCGATGGTTATACTAATCGGGCGTATGATGGCTAGGCGAACCTAAGCTAAGTATTGCGACAGCGCCGTAGCTGCTGCGCCGATGATGGCGAGTACGCCGGCCAGCTTGGCTTTCCAACCAAGGGCAGGCTTCGGTGCTTCGTCCATCGGCAAGATTTTGCCTGCGGCTTCTTTCACGACAAGTTTCGTGATGAGGTTCTTCAAGTTCATACTACTCTCCTTACAGCCAAGAAGCATATTTCTTGGTTTTCAGTTTGCGGTCGTCGAGTCCGTGTGTACCACCATTGATCCGCTTTGTCAGCGCAAGTATTGCACCGTCGCCAACGCCTTGGTCGCAGATGCCCCACAGCTTGTTCCGGTCGAAGAACCAAAGCGCGCTCTCGAAGCACAGTTCGCCGGCCACAAGGTCAGGATTGTCCATCACGTCGGGGCGACCAATGTAGTTGGCAAATGCTTGGTAGTTGTCCTTGCCGGTTAGCTGGAGCGCGCCACGACCACGGAACTTCCAGCCGTCGCCGCTGCTCTCAGGACCGTTGCCCATGCGGTTAGCGTAGACGCGGTTGGCGATTTTCATCGGCTGGCGTTCGTAAGCGCGGGCCAGTGCATCGGTCGGGAAGTATTTACGAAAGATGCCGCGCAGACCCTTCGCGCTGTAGTTCAGGTTCTCGCTGAACGCCTTGAAGCCGCCCGACTCATGCGCCGTTTGAGCAAAGAAATGTGCAGCCCGATGAGGTGATAGTTTATAAAAAGCCGCAGCCGTTTTAAATGTACCCGGACCGAACGCACCATCTGCATGACACCCACATTTATGTTGAAGGTTTAAAAGGCTCATTTACCAGCACTCCGCCAATCAGGAAAGTCTTCTTCGTCAACCACGCCGTCACCGTTGGCGTCGTAGCGCAAGTCGTTGCGGTACTTCTCCCACGGGGCAAGGTCGTCGTCATCGTCTTCTTCTTCAGGTCCGCCAAAGGTTGTTCCAGCAGGGATTGTCCGATCAATGAAGACGGTGCCATTTGGATCGTCGTACACCTTCGGCGCCATCGCTGGTGTTAGTTCAAGCGGCGCTTCTGGCTCCGGCGCGGGCGCTGGTGCAGGCTCAGGGTCGGTGTCACGGGCGTTAGCGTTGAGGCTCAGGCCGCCCAGCAGTCCGACAAGCGCACCGATGATGGTCTGGAACGCAGGGTTAATCATCTCAAGGACGGCAGTGCTGTCCACGACATCGTTAGGCACAAACATGCCGACGACCAGCGCCAGCACGACGACAAGGATAACTGCCGACAGCGTGACGATTGCGACGCGCACGACAAACTCAACGGTGTCGTTGACGCCGTCGTGCTTGCTTTCAAAACTATTCAGGAAGCTCATCTTCTTTAATCTCCTTGTCCTTTGGCTTGATGGAGCCGCTGCCCTGCCCTGCCATAAGTCCTGCCAACGCCCCGACAATGAACGTCGCTATCGGGTTAATCAACTTGAAAAACTCAGCGTCATTCGGGGACTGCCCCTCCATCGGCTGCGACACGAATATCAGCGAATACAGCACCGTCGCCACGATAAACATCAGCGTAAACGAAAGCACAACGCCGACGATGAAACGCAGCAGTTCCTCCGGCGACCAGTATTTAACCTTCTTCGACAACTTCTTTCTCACCTGTATCTATCAGCCATTCGGTGCAGTAGCCCATAGCGACGCACCGCGGCTTCTTGCAGAGTTCGTCCTGCCAGTTCGCAGGGTCTTGGCAATCGTAGCGGTAGCGGTCTTCGCAGCCAGCAAGCACCAGCGCCGCCAGTAGTAGACTGACTATACGCATACGCCCTCTAGCCGGCCTTTTGCAGCACGTTCATGAGTATGCCGACGAGCAATACGATGATTGTGCCGGTGGAAGTCATGCCGACTTTTTCAATCCGCTTCATCCGCGCGCAGATACTCTCGTACCGGAACGCGCAGACTTGTTCGTGCGTGTTGAGTTGTGCTTGGGTCTGGTCGATAGATGTCATAGTATACTCGCTAATTAAAAGCCAAGGCGGCGGCGTTCTTCCGCCCGTTTAGCGCGGTCCTGCGCCAATACGTTTTGCTGCGCGACAGGTGAAAGCGCAAAGAAGCCGCGCCCGCCGGGCTTTATACCGCCACCGGGCTGGGCGGCGCTGACAAGCGCACGGTTTGCTTGGGTGCGTGTCATCCGGTTTGCTGCACCTTTTGCAAGTGCCGCTGCGGTTTGCGTCCCGCCCACAACGGCTGCCGCGGTGGGTGACATCGTCGCCAAACCACCATAGCCTGCGCCATAGACCGGCATCTGCGTGCCGAACAGACGCGCGCTAGGCGACAGTTTGCCTAGCGTCATCAAAATGTTCTGCGTGACTGTGCCGTTAGCAACCTTTTTGATCAACTCTTGCGTCGGCTTATCAAACCGCGACAGCTTACGTTCGTTCTTGGCTATCTTGGTAAACTCGTCCCGCAGCGCGCGCGGGAATGTCTTAGTGCTGTCAGCCGCGTCTGAAGTTCTAGTGGCCGCGCTAAATGCGTTTTCTAGCGTTTCGGTCTGATAGCCACGCCCACGAACGGCGCGCGCTTGCCTGAGAAACGCGTTAGCCGCTGCCGCGTCGCCAGCCGTTGTTTGCGCTGGCGTCAAACCATCCATAAAATCGTCGATGACTTCTTCAAGCGCCTGCACCATAGCGCGCTCATCCGGCGTGCCCCGCTTGCCGCCGGCTTCGCTGTACGGAAGGTCGCGAACTGACCGCCTAAACTTCTCCAGCATATCAAATGTCATTGGCTTGCCGGACTTTACATCAAACAGCTTTAGTGCTTCGTTGACCACTTTGTCCGTGTCAGGATCAAACCGCAAACCGCTTAGTTTTGTACGCGCGGCGGTTGCCAAGTCGGTCATCGCTTGCGGCGCGACGTTTACGTTTTCCGCTTCCATTGCACGGTATAGCTTACCGGACTCTTCCTTTAGTGCGGACGCGGTCACTGGTTTAGTTTTAGGTGTGCCAGCTTTAGCACCCAGCCCGCCGCCAGCCAAAGAAAGCCCTGCTAATGCAAGCGGGTTTGTGACATCAAAATAGTTCGACGCAACAGACGGCGCAGCGGCAGCGCCCATAGATGCGGCTGTCTGGCCTCTGGCGTTCTGGCTCAACAAGCGCATAAAGTTCTGCGACTGCGGCGATGCAGCTACGTCAGCTAAGGTCTTAAAGCCTTGCGCCTGACCGAATCCACCAGCACCTGCCGACAGAACGTCGCTGTACACTTGCTCACCGCGCGTCTCAGGGCGACGACCCACGCCGACGGTTTCATAACCGCGGCGGATAGTTTCTGATGGTAGAGGGACACGCTCACTACCAAATAGCGGTGCAGCTATGTTGTATAGGCCGGTGCCGATGTCGCCGACACCCAACGACAGAACGCCGCCCGCAGCACCGGGGATAGCACCGACGCCCGCAAACGGTGCGCCAGCCGCAGCACCAAGCCCTGCCGCAGTTGCATAGGGCAGCAGCGCGCCGGTAGTGACGCCGGTCACTTGCGTGACCTTGTCCATACCTTTGCGGGGTGCCTTAGCGCGGGGCGTTTTTATTTCGACGACGCCCAAACCTTCGTAAGGGTCTACATCTATCTCTTCGTAAACGCCTAGCCCTGCGTAGGGATCGTTCTGTTTCATGGCCGCGTCATGATCCTTCCGTCGGTGGTCTTCCAACGCTTGATATTTGGGTTGGCGCGCACTTGTTCTGGCGTCAAAGTCTGAAGGGTGGGCGTCCGCCGCGCGCCTTGCGCGGGTGCGGTACGCGGCGCACCGTACAAATCTTCTAGCGTGTCCAGAGTAGTGCGTGCCGCTTCAATACCCTGCGTAGGGTCAGTCAGCGCATCCAATGTCAACTGAAGTTCTACGTTCGAGTTCATTTCTTGCGCGGACATACCTGTCGCGTTCTTGATGGCGGTCGCCAACAGCTTACGCGAGTTGATGATTTCTGATAGATATTTCGACGTTTTTGTACCTACCATCTTTTGCGCTTCGCGGCCAAGGCTTGAAGAAGCAAAATAGTCCATCGCGTTTTCAAAGCCACCGCGGGTTTCTGATGGGATAGCTTTGGCTTTATCCAACTGCTCATAGGCGGCGCGGACTTTTTTAATTAGCGTGCTTACCTGTTTGCGCCCCGGCAATTTTTCAGCGGCTTTCTTTTCCGTTTCAACAACCGCGGTAGCGCGGGCTGCCGCTGCCGCTTTAGCTGCGGCTTCTGCGGGCGACTCACGCCCTGCAATTGCTTCTTGACGCACGCGTTCTATAGGAACTTGTGACGAGCCGGGTAGCGGCGACACGTTAGGGTTACGCATTTGAAGCGGTGTGCTTGTGCGCGTTTGTGCCAGCGTCTGACGCATCTCTGGTGCGCCAGCTAAGCCAGCGGTCTGCGACTGCATTGGTTCACCGCGATAGACAGCAAATTGCGACTCCGGCGTCTGGCCGTCATACGCCATCGGTGTCGTTTCAAAGTCAGCGGCAGCGCCGCGCATCTGATTGTCGGTAACGCCGGGTGTATTCGGCACTATCTCAATGTTGTTTTGCTGCGCCCAAGCGGCAATCTTGGCGCGGCTTTGCGGCTGGGCAATCGAAAGCATTTTATCGTAATCGGATTTCGACATGACGCCAGTTTCCAACGCAGATGCAATTACAAGGCCAAGCGATCCGGGATCAGCGTCGGCAGCGCGCGGAGTAGCCCCTGCTGCCATAGGATTGGTTTGCGGTGCGGCGGGCACTGCTGCGGTAGGCGCCCGCGGCGCAGCCGCCCCTGCTTCAGGTGCGTCATATACGGGGCGTTGCTCAGGGTTAAGACCGCCGACAACAACCGACCTAGGCATCCCGTCTTGCGAAAGCTCCAAGCTGGCAACTGGCGTTGCAACTGTTTTGTCTATATATTTGTCGGCTTCCATAAGGACAGCCTTCAATACGTCGGCGTTAAATGTAGGCGCAACTTGGCGTATTGTAGCGCCAAACTGCTTATCTGTTTGGTCTATCATACCCAATAAACTTTGGTATGCGTCTTCGTTGCCGCTTTGCAAAACAGCCACACCTATGTTGCGAAGACGCTTCAAATCTTTAATTTGATAATCCAAATCTTTTTCGCGTATATTCGCCGTTTGCGTCTGCGCTGCGCGCTCTTCTGCCCTAGCAGCAAAATCCATCTCCTGCGCCGTGCGCTGCGCTTGACGCTCAGCCGCGCGCTGCTGCGCCACCGTGTTTAGCATCTGGCCCATCTGCGCGGTTACGCGCGCTGGATCGGCAAGCTGTGGGTTGCGCGCCTGAAGGGCTATCATTTGGTTTGCCATGTTCAATTAACCTTTTGGAATACCGCCGGGGGCGCCGCTATTGTAATAGTTCATCATAGCGTTCTGCATCGGATAGTTTGTCGCAATACCGCCAATCTGACCAAGGGCGGTGTTGAGCGCGTTAGCCTGACCGACGTAGCCAGACGCGCGTGCAGCGCCAGCGTTGTAGATATTCGACGCTTCGTTCTGGCCCATCTGTCCAGCAGCGCCTGTAAGCACGTTGGTTGCTGACTGACCTGAACCCATCAGCGATTGCAGCGGGTTAAGGCGCGCCGACCGTTCAACCTGAAAACGATTGAACGCGTTCTGATATTCTTGGCTGGCTAAGTCTTGGCCGAAACGCTGCACACCCTTCAGGGTGGAGCCGGACAGCAGATTGCCGCGTGCGGCTGCCGACCGCTCTAGCGCCTTCATGCCTTCCGCTTGGCGGAAAGCATAACCGGGGTCTTGCTGGAATTGATCTGTACCAAAGGATTTCGCCATGCTGCCGTAGCCAGCGGCGGTCTTGTCACCGCCGATGCCCAGCAACTGCATAATCTCTTGCTGTGCTGTCAGGCCACCTTGGCGAAACGGCTCTTGCAGTTCCGTCTGCCGCTGGAACATCCGCTCCTGCGCTGCGGTCGCGTCTTGCGCGGCGCGCTCTTGCGTTCTGGCTGCTTTTTTAGCGCCACTAGAGGCGATCATTCCGCCGCCGATTGCGCTGGCGGCGCCGATACCGGCTGCGATTACTGCTGGTGGCATTTCGGTAACTCCATCTTATACAGGTCGTATGCGGACCCAAGGGTATATATCATTTCACCTGTGGGTTGCATACCCCCCTTGCGCGCGTACATATACACGCTAGGTGCGTTGGGGGCAATCCGCGCCCACAGCGTCTCAGCACCGTTTTCTACGGCGTAATCAATCGTAAACTGACGCGCCTTAGCCGCCCACTTACCGCGGCCTTCCGGCAATACCATCACATGTACTTCGTAAACATTAGGTGATGTCCACGCCAACACATAGCCGCCATGCTCACCCATTAAAAACCAGTTCTTATCAAACTGGACCGCGTCAGTAAAATCTAACTCGCCCACACTTACCGCGCCTATAAATGGGCGAACGTCGGGATGGTTAGCCACCCCGTTGATCCGCTCCACATCAAAGCAGCGTTCGAGCATTAGCTAACCAGACGACCTGACGCGCGGATGTTGATGGCCGACGCCGTGCCAGCGATGGTGCTGATGAAGCCATTGTTAGGCAGCACATGGCCTACCAGTTCTGGGAACGTATACGTCTCTGACGGCTGGAGCGTCTTGGTCTTGACAATCAAGTTGTCATTGCCGGCGCTGCCCGCAGCCGTCACAAGGTTGACGCTGATCGTCGCAGCCGACACGCTGTAGTTAGTCGCGGTAAACTTGTCGATGATCGTCTGCACGCCGTTCGACGTGTACTGCGTCGTCTGGCTGTTTTCCGCTGTCTTAGCGGGGATGATGTTACTGATAGTTACGGCCATTTATACCTCCAAGGAACTCACGTTGTCAGTCACGCTCAAAATAATTGATGGGATGGCTGGGTGAACAGCCGTGGCAGGGTCTGCAAACAGCGAAATGCCCGTGTTATCCACTTCCCACATTAACTCAAAATAATCGCCTGCGTTCATCTGTAGCAAAAAATTCCACGCTGCGACATCCTCAGAATTGTTTCCCTGCATACGGATGGCAGTTGCGCTGTTAGTTACGTCAGTGCCGTTCTTGCGTAGCCACACCCAAACGCGGTGCGCGCCGCCGCCAGTGTTGAGGAACTGCGCGGAAAACTGAATGTTGTAGATGTTGGAGCGGTCAACAAAAATACGTGAAGTCGGCGTGCCGCGCGTCACGCCGTAAGATATATCGGTCGCGTTGAACGTCATGGCGTAGGCCGTGTTGATGACAGCGGCGGTCTGGTCGGTCGTGTCGTAGAACGAACCGTAGCGCGGCGAGATAAACTCTTTCGGTGGCGGGGCCAACGCCAACGCCTGAAGCTGTGACTGGATGACTGCAATCTCGCTTTCCGACGCGGCAGGCGGCGTGACGCCGGTGGCCTGCGCCAGACTGTTTACCTTGGCATCCACGTCAGCCGTAGCAGAACAGCAGTCAGGGGCGCTTTCGGTTGTCTGTGTCAGCGTCTCCAGCATGGCGTCATAGGTCGCTACCAGCGACGTAGCGTCCGGCGCTAACTCTATTTCGTCTTGGTTAGTCTGCGTTGCAGTTAGCAGCGACAGGAAGAACCGATACCATTCACGGCTAATCGCGCCTGACCGCTCGTCTATAAAGGCGACGCGCGGCGGCGTTAGCTGTGTAGGGTTGATCGGCGAATACGCCATTAGGCGCTCGTCCCGCTAAGTAGCAGTTCAGCGCCCATGATGTAAATCCGTACAGGGTCGGTGCCTGACACTTCGTAGACGCGGTCGCGTATCTTCATCGTCGCGCCAAGGCGGCGCCAAATGGTACGATAGCCAGAACGGCCAATACGGCCCATCGACTTCCAGTGTTCGCTGGACCATGTGTGCCCGCCGTCGTCCGACCAGCGCAGCATGGCTTGCGGATTGCTGCCTTGGCCGTTGTTCAGGCCCACGCCTGTCTCGCAGTCAAGCTGCATGGAGTGCTGGATAGTACGCGCAAGGTTGTTAGCGCCCGTCGGCAGCGCACGCCATGACCGCAGCCATTTCTGCGGTGCGCCATCGTCAGCGTATACGTTCAGGTCGAATGAATAAATCTTGCCGTTCTGATAGTCGCCGACGACCGTAGTGGCGTTGAAAAACATCTGGCTGCTGGCGCGGTGACGGTTAAACTGGCCGTTCTGGAACGACGCCCGCTCATGCCATGCGCCGGTGGCGACATCGTACACCCATGTGGTGTTGGCGGTGGGGAAGTTCAGGACGTAGAAGCTGTGGCCGTCCTGCTGATACGTGTAGCCGGTTGCATCCGAGATGTCGGGATACTCTTGCATCTGCCATTCGATAGCGTGCGTCGATACGCGCTGGCCGATGTAGCCAGCGGCCTTGTAGACAATCCCTTGACCGCGTGCATCCTTGCCCAGCCAGTAGACTTGGTTGTCCATCTTGGCGATGCTGTACGGGGCCGCGCAGCCTAGTTCGTTGAACGCGCCTTGGATACGTGTTAGCGGGAAGTCGAGCAGCCCTGCGTCATACCAGACTTCGGTTGAGTTAGTGCCGAACACCCAGACTTCGCGGTGGTCCACAAAGATAGCGACCACATTGTCTGGATTGCCTTCGGCGCTGGCAAACTCCAGCGGATCAACAGACAGGCCGTCGAGCAGCGATGTAACCCAGATTTTCTGCGTGCCGGGTTCGTTGAACGTAAAATAGCCGTCGATGTAGCCGACCGTGCCCGCGCCGGGGAAGTCAGGGTCGGTGATTTGCTGGAACGCATCGGTGTTGGCGTTGTAGATGTAGCCTAGCGGGTTAGCGGCGATGAATAACTGCGTGCCGTTGTCAGCCATGCTGACAGGGCCAGTGCCGCCTACAGTGCCTTTGGCGACCGCGTTCCAGTTGCTGTCGATCTGATACAGCGTAGGGCCAGATACGGCATAGCCGTAGTCGCCATAGGTCCACAGCCCACGGATAGGACCGATGCCAACAGTCGCAAGAGCAGTCAGCCCCGGCGCGCGCTGAAGGAACGCTGGCTCCTTGCCGCCTTCGGGGACAATCTCAGGGAACAGGTTAACCATACGGTTGTCGGCGGCGTTGACGCTTCTAGCGACATACGCCGACCCAAGGATCGGCGTCTTCATTAGTAGTTGCCTGCGTAGATGTTGAACCGCTGACGCGAAGCAATCAGGCTGTACGGTATCGACATGATGTCATCAGGGTTGTTGATGCGCTTGATGTTACGCTTCGACGACATCGCCAAACGGCGGACTTGCGATGAAGGCTCCGTGCCAAACTCAGGGGCCATTTCGCAGGCCAAGTTATAACGGAACGCACGCAGATAGCCGGGCGGGAAATGTAGTTGCGTTGCCAGCGTCGCAGGCTGCGTCAGTTCTTCAACCGAAATGAAATGCCATGTCAGGTCCGCTGTGGGGCGCGGAT